TTTTCTGTCTACTTTATTGACATCTATCCATATTCTGTTTCTACCTTACCGCCCGGTAATGGGTAAATCACTAAGCTTTCTAGTGCTGAAAGGTATCCTTTCCGAATATTTAACGGCAAATTAGGAATCTGGTTTATCTTTTCATTTAAACAATCAAGAAAATCCATTACTTAATACCCGCTCCTTTCAGAAAAGCCCGTTTCCACGAATTTAGATAAGCACCTTTTGCTTTTAAATCCCATCTTGGCCCAGTACCTGGTGTGGTATATTTTTTTCCGTTCAAATAAAATTGACGTTTCGCGTATTTCGTGCCGTAAATAATCTTTTCACCATTGCTTGATAAATGAACGCTTTGCCTTAAAATATTATTCTTTCGTGGTACAAATTGGTTCATATCTGCCATCGCTTGATTACCCAGCGCATATCTGCCTCGTCTCATTGCCTCAGGGCTTACTTTGGTTCTTACACCGCTTAAATTTACCTTAATCCCCATCAGACTACCTCAATCTCATAAGAATAAATAGTAGCTGCTTGATAGGCTTCTATGACAGTATCAATTTTAGTGATTACGTGTTCCTTACCATCATAAATAACCAATGATTGTTCTTTGAATTCAGGAAAGGGCATAGTCAATCCGTGATAACAGAAAATCAATCCGTTATAGAGCAACTGTTTACCGCTTGATGAAAAGGTATATTGGCTTCCTCTGTCAATCCGGCAATATTCAATAAGAATTGGTTCCTTGTATACTGGCTTGTTCCAATCGCCCTCCCCTAAGTACTCTTTATACTCAAAGGAATCAACTAAGAACTTTTTGGGTGGCTTTGGCATTAGCATGACGAAACACCTCGATATAGCAAACCTGTACCTTCCAGATACAAATAAACGTCTTCGGCAGTCAACGACTTACTTTCGTTATTTCCAGAAGGATTGTAGCGACTGGCATTAGAAATACTCGTACGGCCTGCTGAAAAGCTTTGAGGGGCATTGTTGATACTTTCATAAGTATCCGCACCTACATCGACAAAATACATTATTTGCTCACACAGAGCGAGTTTAAACTGTTTCACTCTAAATTGCCTAGAATCTTTCGTTATATCATTGAACTGATAAAAGTAATTCGTTACATTATCAATCGCTGCGGTGGCTTTTACTAAATATTTGTCAAAGTTATCTTTATATTCATCTGTGGCGCCTGTAAGCTCTTTAAACTCTTCAAAATCAATATAGGACATCTTAGATTCCTCCTAAAAAAGAAGGAGACTAAGCTCCTTCTTCCATTTCAATAACTACCCCGCTTGTTGTCGGCGTTAGTTTACCAACTTTCGGGGCTACGCTTTTGGGACATATGACACATAAATAGCTTTTTTCGCATTATCAAATACAATTGCATCATAGTAATCCAAACCTTTAATTGTATCACGGTAACCACTACGGTCTTGCGAAGCTGGCACAGTATCAACTGTCCCATATTTGACAATTGGCGCAACTGCGGTTAAAGGAACAATGATAAAATTTAATTTATCTTCAATGTTCACACCTGAGAAACGGTCTTTCGCCACTTTTAAGATGGGCACGCCACCGTCAATTTGAGCTACTGTGCGATTAATACCATTGATTGCCATTTGGTTAGTAGAAAATGATTTTGTTACCCCTTTGGCATTTTTTAGCAAGCGATAGGTTGCTGCCGAAACGAACATTACATATCCGCCAGGAACTTCGTTGTCTGTCATATATTCTTCTGCAGCATCATAAGCCGCTAAAATATTGTCTTCTGTTAATGTTTCATTCACTTTTTTTTCAGCACTATCAAACATTACTTGTACTGCTACTTTGTCACGATGCGGTACAGTGACTAAACGCTTGTGCTCTGTCACAATGTTATTAATCGTTAACGCTGCACTTTCAGACTGATCTAATTGATCGACATCATAACCAAACCAGTCTTCATGCGTTAATTTGATTGTTTCTTTGGCGATATCAATTTGGTTACGTGCATTTTCCCCATTACGTTTGTATTGCGTTGCTTCCATGAATCCTGACATCTTATTCACTCGTACTTCGTTCACACCTACAAAATCGGCTGCAGTGATACTTTTTGCGCCTTGCGTCAAAATATCCCATACTTGAGAATCTGCGCGATATTCTTTATCAATTGTTGCTAAATCTTTTGAATCTAATACTACTGCCATAATTATTCACCTAATCTTTCTTGAATTTTTTGTACAATGCTTTTTCCACCTGCTGCATTGCCTGCAGGATTTCCACCAGCCAAAATTTGAGGCGTTGGCGGAGTTTGGTTCGGGTCTTTTGCTTCTTGAAACAAGAATGATTTATTTTCTTGAAGTCCCTTTAATTGTTCTTCAAACCCTTGTAACTTACCGTCAACAACTTTAATAGTGTCTTTATCTAAAAGACCAAGAACAATCGTTTCATCAAGTGCATTTGCTTCTTTTAAAGCCAGCTGAATGGCAAAGTCTTTTTGTTGTTCGGCTAATTGGTTTTCAGAATTAGTTTTCGCCTCATCGAACTTCGCTTGTAAATCGGCCAGATTTTGAGATAATTCTTCATTGCCTTGTGCCGACTCTTTTAAAGCTGTCAGTTCTTCTTGATTCGCTTTCAATTCTTGCTTAGCACTATCACGTTCACTTTCTGCGGTAGCTACTTGCGCATTCAGTTGCGTGACTGTCTTACCATGTAGAGCCATAATCGACTTTGCGGTTTCTTCCTCAATACCTAATGCGATTAAATCCTCTTTCTTCATATGTTTGTTCCTCCTAAGTGTTTTTTGAGTGGCAACTCCCACAGTGAGCCGTCTTTTTGAGACTTCCGAGCAGGTCTAAAATGTAAAAGAAAAAGCACTAACCTTTGTATGGTTAATGCTTTGTTATTCGATTATTTCAATGTCTTTGATATCCCTAATAAATACAGTCACCAAAGGAATTGCTTGCCTATACTTTTGAGGTAGGTGCGTCGTCTCCATATCTAACAACATTGCATCACCTACATCGTTATCGAAGTCAGTTTCACAATCCGTAACAAAAGCGGTGACAACAGTGCCGTTCTTTTTAATGATTTGAACGACATGCCCAATATAATCATACATATTAAACTTCTTGTCTAGCATAATTATCCTCCCCTCGGTCTTGTCGGTACTATATGGATACCCGTTTTCGAAACATGTACTACTCCAACAGTCGTTGCTTGTGTTTTCCCAGTTTTTTGATCCACATAATACCCAATATTGGAACCGAAATCGATCCGTTGTTTAGCTATGTTAAAATCCTTCACATTTTCACTGATTAATTGCTGTGCCTTTTTAGCCGAAATAGTCAAATAACTAGGTGCTTGTCCTGTCCTTGTTCCTCTCGCTAAATAAGCTTCATACTCTTTAGTTCCACGTATATGTCGATTGAACTTTTCAGCGTTGATCTTACTTCTAATATTATCATATTTGTTGTCATATCTAAAGTCTTTCAATAGCGTGCTCACTGGCGTATAAACCTTTTCCCGTGCATAGTTACGAGAAAGATAGGGACTGCTATCTACTACGTCACGAATGGCTTTTTGGGTAGCTGTAATATTCTTCTGCCACTGCTTAGCACCGTCTATATTGCCTAGTGATTCAGAAACCATTTGCTTCTTTTTGAACTTAACTATTTGGCGCTCTAACTGCCGTTGACGTTTCGTCAATTCAGCGACTTTTTCATTTTCTTTTGCATCAACTTTCGGTTGATTATTCGTGTTAACGCCAGAAATAAAAGGGATGTGTAAATGATTGCAGTTTACTCCCCGATGGCCTCCAGCGGTTCCATATTCAGCTTGCCAATAAGGATCGTAGATACTTTTATATTTGCTGCTACTTGGAACTATCCTACGTAAATCAACCACATGACCTTGAATCTTTGAACAAGCTTTTCTAGCCCCCATATGGCTAGTAACAAGTACAGTATGAACGCCATATTCACTCATACGGTCTGTTCGCAACTGGTTAAAGGTATTTCCTAGTGTTGACTTCAAAACGGTTCTAACGTAACGTTCTAAGCTCCACGTGTGCCCACCTTTATCTATAAAAGTAGACTTAATCCCTTTTTGCGCCCATTCTTGTATCGTACGTTCTAACGCTTCTTCAAATGTAAATAAGCCGCTGTTAAATGCAGCGACTGTCTTATTAATTATTTCATTGTACATTTGAGTGGTAACTGCTCCATAACCAAAGTTAGTGGATAACAACGTTTGGTTTACATAGTTGTTTATATCAGACCAGACTTGGTCATGATAGGCTTTCATGATATTGTCTAAATCTGTCGGCATAGGCTTTGGTTCATACGGCAATTCTTTATCCAAGTCTTTTACAATCTTTTGCCCGGTGCTTTCAAATATTCGCTCTATTTCGGATTC